GGCCTGGGTGGTGAAATGGTATACACAGCGGACTTAAACTCCGCCGCCGCTAAAACGGCATACGGGTTCGAGTCCCGTCCCAGGCACCATCAAAAAACCGTCCAGCGAACCGTCTGGGCAGTCGTTCCCCTCCTATGACCATCGACGAAGCCACTCTTGCTAAGGCGCGGGCTGCCTGGGATGCCGTTGAGCATGAAGAGCAGGACTCCCGAGAGCTGCGGCAGCGGCTGATGTTTATCCGCGACGAATTATCTACGGCGTTCAACCGCCTTGACGCTGCATGGACCAAAGTAAATGCAGATGAAAAACTGCGTGAGACTCTACATGCCCAGATTGCGTGGTTGATGTCGAATACCCACGGTACTGGCCCCATCGATCCCGCACTCGAAACTCTGCGGTACCTCACCGAACTGACTGAATTCCCGAGAGGCAGACCGCGCAAGGCAGAGGGCTCCGGTGTCAGCCTCGATGCAATTCGAGCTGTTGCTCAGGCGCTGGGTCTTTGCAGCTACGGGAGCGGCGAGCGGGCGAAGCCATTGCCTGGCGAGCGCCAACTGCTTGCAGTATTCCAGGCACTGGAAAAGCCGGTTACGTTGGCCAATATCCGAAGCGCCCTCAAGGCCCCGTAATTCCGCCCGTAATTTCCCCTCGAAATATCTTTATTTTCGGGTCAAGACTCCAACTAATTTTCCTGAGAAAGTTCGTCCTACACGAGGCGGCACCTAAGGCGGCCTCGACACAACGATAGGAGCAGGACGTGGATATGTACGAACGATTGGAGCACCTTGAGAGCGACATGATGACCCTTATTGGCGCAGCCAAAAGCTTCATGTCCGATGCGGAACCGATGCTTCGCTTTGGCATGTGGCAGACCTGGACTGAAAATGACATTCGCTATCTGGTGCAGGGTTTGTCTGAAGCCTGCTGGGGAGAGTGTGGCGAGCCGCTGTCAGTCGACGCACTTGCTCTGGTGCGAGAGTTAGAGGTCGAAGACGCGCCGCAGGATCGGGCCGTGTTCTTAACTATCCAAACGCTAGCCGACAAGTTGTCCGCCTTCGGCGAATCAGAAGATGCCCGAGCGTTGGCGAAGCTGATTCTTGGTGCGCTGGACGCATTTCCTCAGGTGACCCACTAACCCACAGTTACCACACGGGCCAGGTCTGGCAGGTGCTGCGCCTGCTGGACTGGCCTGCGAGCCTTGGGAAAGACCGTGCGCCCTCTTGCGTCTCAGGAAAGGTTGCACTGTGTCAGGAGCAAAGCGTCGCCCGTTGCTGTTGGGAGCGTAGATGCAGGAGAATTGTTTGCGTTAGCGAGAGCGTGCCTGAATAGACAGGACAAACCAGGATGGCCTACGGAGGGTCTTCCAGTAGCGGTGGCAGTCCGCAGCTAACAAGCGAACCAAGTTCCCGCCGAGCTTGGTTCTATGCCTCGCCATCATCGTCCTCGGCGCTTCCGAATCTTGGCGATATCAGATTCGGAAAACGATTATGTCCCGTACTCCAACCCAAGACGGTAATCTTACCGATAACGTCTCGTTCAACATGCCCAAGCGGTGGCTCCGTGCTAAGGAGACCGCTGAGTACCTGGGCGTCTCCATTCCGCACCTAGGCCGTCTGCGTGAGTTAAAGAAAGGTCCGCCCTATCGCAAGTTCGGCACCGTCGTTCTGTACGACGTTCGCGAACTGGATGCCTTTGTTGAAACGCTGCCTCACTTTGAAACTAAAGGCGGTGGCCTATGAGCACCGCCCCAAATGGAAGAAGCCCCCGCCAGGATGTAGTCCTGACAGGGGCCGCTAACAAAGTGAAGCTAGATCGACTGGTACAAGGTGAATCTTCCCCTACGGAAGCCGCTCAGCCAATCATCGACACCGCAGCTGCTGTCAGTTTCTTACAACGCTTTCATCCCGACGGGCCGTGGTCGCTCACCGCTATTTCGCCGGACAAGAAAGTTATCCAAACCGCGACCTTCAACCCTGGTCAGGAATCCGCCTGCTGTCGGTGGATCGACGACTGCAACGGCAAGCTGAATATCTACTTCAGTGCCAATCGGCCCATGCACGACATTCGGAAGAAGGCCGAGAAAACGGATATCGGCGAGGCTTGCTGCCTCCACATAGACATCGACCCACGTGCTGGCGAGGACATCGGTGAAGAACAGGAGCGGGCCTTGCGCTTGCTACGGGAAGCCACTCCGGCCCCTTCGGTCATCGTCTTTTCGGGCGGCGGCTACCAAGCCTTCTGGCGCTTGGCGGAGCCGGTACGGATAGGCGGCGACCTACCCCAGGCAGAGGACTTCGAGCGGTACAACATGCAGTTGGAGCGGGTGTTTGGAGCTGACAACTGCCACAACGTCGACCGCATCATGCGCCTGCCGGGCACTATCAACCTCCCGGACGCGAAGAAGCGTAAGCAAGGTCGGGTCAAGGCGCTGGCTGCCCTCGTCGAGTTCAACGAGAACGTATATCCATTGTCGGCCTTCACTGCTGCGCCCAAGGTGCAGGAAGATGTGGGGTCGGGCTTCTCTGGGCGCTCCGTGGTAGTGGTTTCGGGCAATGTCCAGCGTCTGGATTCGGTTGATGATCTCGATCAGTGGGAAGTGCCTGACTGGCTGAAGGTTCTCATCGTCCAGGGCAAAGACCCCGACGAGCCGCACAAATACTCCAGCCGTTCCGAAGCCTTGTTCGCTTGTGCGTGTGAGCTGGTGCGCCGAAGTGTGCCGGATGATGTGATCTTCTCCATCCTCACGGATGAATCCTTCGGCATCGCTGAATCAGTCGTTGAACACAAGCGCCCCGAAAAATACGCGCTCCGCCAGATCGAACGCGCCCATGAAGATGCCATCAACCCGGTGTTGCGTGAGCTGAACGAGAAATTTGCTGTCATTGGTGACATGGGTGGTAAGTGCCGAATCATCAGCGAGGTGTACGACCAAGCGCTCAAGAGGCATACGCTATCGAAGCAGTCTTTTGAAGACTTCAAGAACCGCCACCGCCATATCAAGGTTCAGGCTGGTGTCGATAGCAAAGGAACGCCAACCTTCAAGCCCGCCGGAGCATGGTGGATAGACCACCCAAACCGCCGCCAGTACGAGCGGATTGTGTTCTGGCCTGGGCGGGAGGCTACAGCCGATGTTTACAACCTCTGGAAGGGCTTCGCGGTTGAAGCTATCCCCGGCGACAAACACGAAGCATTCCTTGCTCATGTCCGTGACAACATCTGCGCGGGAAACGAACAACATTACCGCTACCTCTTGGGCTGGATGGCCCGCGCCGTGCAGCAACCGGACTGCCCAGGTGAAGTGGCCGTTGTGCTGCGTGGCAAGCGCGGTACCGGAAAATCTGTCTTCGCCAACCACTTCGGCAATCTCTTTGGGCGTCACTTCCTCCAAGTTTCTGATGGGAAGCATCTGACAGGCTCGTTCAACGCCCACCGCCGCGACTGCGTGGTGCTGTTCGGTGATGAAGCGTTCTACGCCGGTGATAAAACGCACGAATCCGTGCTGAAAGCACTAATCACCGAAGAAGTCACCGTGGTAGAGGGAAAAGGTGTAGATGCTGAAGCCGCTCCGAACTATACCCATCTCATCATGGCCTCCAACGAGAGCTGGGTGGTGCCTGCTGGGGAGCACGAGCGCCGGTTCTTCGTCCTGGATGTTGGGGAAAGCCACATGCAGGATGGGGCCTACTTTGCGTCGATTCGCAAGGCAATGGATGAAGGTGGAAGCGAAAACCTACTGCACTTTCTCATGACCTATGATCTCAGCGGCTACGAGGTTCGTGCGGTGCCGCGCACACAGGCGCTGGAAGAACAGCAGACCCGCAGCCTTCCGCCGATCCCTGCCTTCATTCGCGAGATGGTCCGCTCCGGTGTGCTGCCGCCAGCAGGGATACCGGGCGAACTTCCTCCCCAATGCCCACCCGATACGTTGACGCACATTACCCGAAAGGGCGTGGTCAGCTTGCGTCCGGATAAGCTCGCGCAGTACATCACCATTCGAATGAAGGTGCCGAGGCCAGTTCAGCAAAAGGACGTAGAGGACGAGTTCAGTCGCCTCCTGGGCTGTGACAAAGGTCGGCCAACCGAAGGGCCTCGCCGAATCATCCTTCCGCCCACGGCACAGGCGGCCCGCGAAGCGTGGAATGCCTTTTCTGGGATGCCCTCCAGCTGGGACGGTGAGCTTAAAGATTGGATCGAATACAGCGCTGTAGCGGATTACCTCAGTCGGGAGCTCGATGACGACGAGCCCCGGATTGAGTGCATGACGGGCGATGAGTGGGAAGTCTTCCAAGCGATGCAGAACGCTGATGTGCGGGCGAAGTTATTGGAAGTCGTGCGTGCAAGCAAGTGAAGTGTTGCGCGGTATGGTGGAGGCCCTTCGGGGCCTCTTTTGCATTCCAAAACGGAAGCTGGAAGCGTGGGAAGCGGGGCGCTGGAAGTGTGCAAACCCTGTAGCGACGCGGGCTGCAGGCCATAAACTTCCGATATTCCACTTCCAGGGCGGTAAAAAACTCTAGGCCCTAGGCCCTAGGCCCAGGTGGGTAGCCCAGGTGGGCGGGATACTCCCTTTTTTACTCTCTCTTCTTATAAAAAGTAGAAGTATGGAAGTATTGCCCCCAAACCCCCGTCGCTACAGGGTTTGCACACTTCCAAAGGGCCGGAAGGTGCAGGAAGTTGGCGGCAAACTTCCGGAAGTGCTCCAGCTGGCCCACTGGGCGGCGGTATCTTCTGCGTTATCCAATTCAACTGACACTCTCGCGTCCGCACGTGAACAACCGGCCCGCCCGTATGCCGTTCCTCCCTGGGCCGCCCTCCAGCCCCGAGAGCGCCAGCGCCAGAAAAGCACCCAGCCGCTGGCCCGCCTGGGCCGTGCCGTCGTGCCTAGCTCCGCCTCGGAGGCCCGTCAGAATATCACTGGCAAGTTCGAGTTACCGCGCCCCGCCCGCCAGACAAGGGCTGCAACCGATTTCACCTGGGCGAACCGTGTGAGCGAACCGTCTACGCCGCAAAAATGATATCGCCGCCTTTCCCTTGCCGAGATGATTCCTTGAGATGCAAAGGCCGGGGGACCGCATGACATTCACTGCACGCGCCCGAAGCGGCACCGAAACTCACTACCAGATCGAGCGAGACGAAGACGAGTCGCCGGAAATTCCCGAACGACAGCTCGCCGCTGCCGTCTTGCTCCAGGCCTGGAACGATGCCAGCGCAACGCCGAAAACGCTGAAGTACAGCAAGGGCTTCGGGTCACCCGAACGGGTAATCAGTTCGGCGCGACGATTCCTGACCGCTGAGCTTCCGTGTCCCTGGGCTCGCCAGCGCCAGCTATTCACGGGCGCATTATCAGTTGACGACGAAGCCATTCGCCTACAGGCGGTGGCCCTATTCGG